CCGCCCGCGCAATATCCGCGATTATGCCGTGATCTTGTCGATCCGTCCAGACAGAAATCGTCTCCTGAACCAGTTTCAAAGGGTCATCCATCGCAGGATAGTACGCCGCAACCCCTATATTCTCAAGTATTTGCGCCATAAGCGAAGATATTATGCACTTCTGCTTGACAAATTAATGCACATATGCATAATATGTAGCAGAAACGAGGATATGCGATGACGATGTTTCATAAAAATCTAAACCGGTTCATGGAGGCCAAGGGCTGGAAAGCCTCGAACCTTCTGTCCGCCCTGACTGATTTGGGAGTGGATGTTTCCTTCGACGCTGTAAAGCGTTGGCTCTCGGGCGACAACGAACCGCGATCCAGCGACATGTACGCAGCAATCGCGCGCGCGCTTGGAACTACTCCGAACGTCTTGCTCAGCTTCGATGCTGGCGAGGACGCGGGGGATCACGGCGCTGATGTGTTCGATACCGTCCATGGGGGCACGGTATCAGGCGTGAAGGCATAGGGGGATACCTGAAGAAATGAACAGCCACCGGCAAAATGGCCTTGTGCTGAAACGCTTGGCCGCTGCGCTGAAGCGTACGCTCGACGAGCATTGCGACGCGACCACCGACACGTACGCGGACATCGCCGCGGAGTGCGGCATATCGGCTTCGTACCTCTCGAACATGGCGACGGGCGCAACGCACCTGCCTATGGACATCGGCGCGACGGTGATGCGCGTGACGGGTCGGCGCTATATCGGGATCGAATTTGCGCGGACGATGGGTGACATGTGGATCGGCTCACCTTGCAGCAATGTGGAATACGCCGAAGTCGCCACCGTGCTCAAGGAAGTGGGTGACGTTGTCGCCGCAGTGGGCGAGGCGAAGGCCGATGGCCGGGTAGCGCCGGTGGAACTGCCGAACCTTCTACAGCAGATCGCCGAGGCGCAGGAAGCGCTCGGAAACCTTGCGGCATCGCTGAAGGCCGAGGCCTCCGCGCCTATCGCATCGGGAACGATGTAATGCAGCACGAAAACAAACCCGACCCCAAGTATGTGCGCATCGGCGAACTCGTGAAGCGGCTCGGCCTTTCCGCGGAGTATTGGCGACGGCTGGCCGCTGCGAAGAAAGTGCGTTGCGTCCGCCCGGGCGGGCCGGGTACGTACCGCGTGTTTGACCTGGAAAGCTGCGAGCAGTACCTGCGCGGGGACGGCGCCGCGATACAAACGGCGACGACAACCCGCGAACGCAACCGGGAACGCAACGCGGCATTTATCCGCCGGTGCGAGGCCGGACTATGACAACCCTCTCCGCGCTGCGCCATTCCGCCCCAGACAGTGGCGCAGCTTTGTACCCCTGCGGAGCGGCAGATCCCACCCCTGCCGCTCCGCCCCCGAAAGGAATCGCGCTATGAGTATGGAAACGCTGCTGATGTTTGCGCCGTTACTGCCGCTGGTGTGCCTGATTCTCGGCAGCCGGCCAGCGCCGGACACGAGCGCGCACGATGTGGAAATGAAGCACGCGGTGCGCAGACACCTGGAACGGAAAGGGAACGCGGTATGAACGTCGAATTCATTCATATGGGGATCGTGTTGCCAGGCGGTACGCGAGAGAGCATCGATCGCTATGTGCAGTACGGCATACCGACTGGCGGATTTCTGCGCGCGGTCCTTGCGAACGATCTCAAAGAAGCGTGTGGCCGCGCCGACGTATACAACCAAGTCGCGCTGCCGTGCATCGTGGCGTACCTCTACAACGAATGCCCGGCGACTTGCTGGGGATCGTATGACCGCGTAGACCTTTGGCTCGAAAAGCACGAAGAGGCGCGCGAACTGCGCCGCGGGTCGGTGACAGCATGAAGCGCACGAAGCTGACGCGCGACTACATAACTTCGTTCAGGCTTGGCATGCGCGCGCTGTATTTCGAGACGGAGCTCGTGCAGGTGAGTGTGCGTTGCGGGATGCGCTACGCGCTTGCGGTGACGCACCTGATACGCCGGAAAGACAGAAACTAATGGAGCGCGGGAAACAAATCGCGGACCTGCAACGGCTGTTGCGCGCGCGCAGTCTCGACCTGGGCACGTGGAAACGCGTGTGGACAGAGGCGGGGTGCGCAAGCGGGATCATCGAAGACATGAGCCCGGATCAGCTTGTCGCTGTGACGGAGAAGGTAGAACGCATTCCAACTATCAAGAGGGCTTCGTAATGAGCGCATTGGCGACATCACACGCGTTGTGGGGCGGGTATCGCGTGTTCGACGTGGAACCGCTGGAACTCACGGTGAAGTTTACGCGGCCGCTCGGCGTGCCGAAGTACATGGTCTGCGGTATCGGCGACGACGGCGAAGCGGAAGTCATGTTTCAAGGTGAATTTCACGACACGATAAAGGACGCGCGCGAAAGCGCATGGGCCTTCGCAGAACAGATCATTGCTCAGGGTTTGGATGTTTCCTACCGGAGCGATTTGGAGAGTTAGAAACAGCCGAGGCCCGCTTCCTTGCGGTGTACGGGCCTCAACGTCATCGAAACTTGGTGGTTGTCGATGACTCAGCCTACCGCGAATGAGGTGTCTTGTCAATGGTCACTAGGTATTGCCGACGCGCGCCGCAGCGCGACTCGGAAATGATGGCGCTCCTGGAGAACAGCGCTGACGCGGCGCAAGTACGGCTGCTCACGAGCGATTACTTCCGCGAACGAGTGCGCGTGGCGATGGGGCTGCTCTTCCAAATGAATCAGGAAGTTGTCAGCGCCGGAACCATCAACTGGAACGACGAAGAGCTGGCGCGCGGCGAGGATTGCGAAGAAATCATGGACGCGATCAACTCACTGCGCGATCTACTGCCCGCTGAAGTTCCGGCAAGGCAGGTGCGTGATGAGTGAACAAACGACAACGCCTGCCAGCCCTGCCGTCTACGCAGCCATCTGCGCGGTGCAGGCGGAAGTCGGCAAGGAAGGCATCGCGAAGAACCGGAAGAACCAGCAGCAAGGCTACATATTTCGCGGAATCGACGAAATGTACAACGCGCTGTCGCCGTTGCTCGCGAAGCACAGCCTTTGCATTCTCCCGCGCATGATGAATCGCACGTGCGAGGAACGGCAATCGCAACGCGGTGGCGCTCTTTTCTATGTCACCGTCGAAGCCGAGTTTGATTTCGTGTGCGCGACCGATGGATCAAAGCACCTCGTGCGCACGTTCGGCGAGGCGATGGACTCCGCGGACAAGGCCACGAACAAGGCGATGAGCGCGGCGTACAAATATGCGGTGATGCAGACTTTCGCGATTCCCACAGAGGGCGATAACGACGCGGATGCGCACACGCCGGAAGTGGTGCCGCGACGTCCCGAGCCGGAGCCTGAATACCACGGCAACGGCGCGCAAGCGGACTTCAACGAACCGGCGCCGCCACAGCCGAGCAACGCCGAACGCGAAGCCGCGAAGGCCGTCGCGGTGGACTTACAGCGGCTTGTGGAGTCCATGGCGTTCACTTGCGCCGACATGAACGACGTCATCAAGACGGTCTACAACGCAAACAAAATTGTGTATGTGCCGCACGCGCAGATCGCGGAGATCAAAAAAGACCTCACGATTAAGGCCGCGCTGTTTCCGCAGATTCGCGATGCGGTGCGCAATCAGCATTTCGACCGTGAAGGGTTTGACGCGGACAACCAACGCGACCAGGCCGCACTGATCGATAAGACGCACGAGGTGCTGGCGAACAAGGCGGCACTCGACTTTGCGTCGAAGCCGCTGCGCGCGCCGGCGAAGGCGTGGCAAGAGTGGCTCGCGGAGCTGCAGAAGCACCAAGCCGCCGCGGCGTGATTGTCCGGCTGCTGTATTGCGACGAGTGCCTGCGCTACCTCGGTTGGCTTAGGCGGGACGAAACGGACGTAAACGAACAAACACGCACGCTGTGCATCGGCTGTGCAAAGGAGAGTAAACATGGCGACTGTAGAAGCACCGATCGAACTGAAACCGATGACCGGAAACTACTCGAAGCAGATCGTCACGATCGACCTCACGCAGCGCGACGCGCTTTCGCAACAGGTGATTCGCCAGACCGTGCAGGTGGACGCGCTGGCGATTGGCAGCGATGAGGAATACGAGAACGCAGCGGACATCCTGAAGGACGTGAAGCGGCTCGATAAAGAGATCGAGGAATTCTTCAAGCCTGCGGTGAAGTCGGCGCACCAGCTACACAAGGACATCAAGGCCGACGAGAACCTGTTGCGCGACCCGCTGAAGAAGCTGCTCGACAAGCTCGGGCGCTCGATGGGTAAGTACCAGGCCGATCTCGAACGCCAGCGCAAGATCGAACGCGAGATGCTGCTCGAACAGCAGCGCAAGGAAGCGCAAGCGGCGGCGGCGGAACTCGCCGAAGGCCTCGCCGAGAATGGCGATATCGAAGCGGCTGTCGGCGTGCTGGAACAGGCGGACAAGATCCAGCCGGAAGTGAACTGCGAATCGTTTGCGCCGAAGGTGCGCGGCACGGCGGTGATCGAAACATGGAAGTTTGAGATCGTCGACGTGGACGCACTGCCGCGCAAGTACCTCATGCCGAATGAATCGATGATTGCTGCGGAAGTGAAGGCGTGCAAGGAAAACACGCAGATCCCGGGCGTGCGCGCGTATTCCGAAACCAAAGTCAGCGCTCGGGTGTAGTCATGGCTGACCTGCGCATACCCAACATCAACCGCACGTTTCTCGCTGGCCGTCTCACGCGGGATCCGGAGCTGCGCTACTTCGCGAACAATCAGCCGGTGTGCAACTTCCAGATCGCGTGGAGCCGCGAGTACAAGCACAACGGCGAGACGCGCAAGGAACAGCTTTTTATGGCCGTGAAGTGCTTCGGCAAGACGGCGGAGTACATCGGCGAGAACCTGTCCAAAGGCAGGCCCGTGTACGTGGAAGGCCGGACCATCACCGACGAGTGGGAGAAGGACGGCAAGAAACAGAGCCACACGCGGCTTATTGCGGATACGGTGCAATCGATGGACTGGGGCGATAACCGCGGACAACAGGCGATACCGCAGGCGAAAGCTGCGCAACAGCCACAAGCGCCGGAGCAAGAGACGTTCGACGATAGTGACGTGCCATTTTAAAACGCATAAGGAAAACAAGCATGATTCCAGAACATCTAGCAAATATCGCATGGTACGCGCCACATCAGGCATGGCTGCGCCAACACGGATATTACACCGCGCATTATCAATACGGAATTGAACCATCGCGCGCAGACCTCACGGGCGCAGACCTCACGCGCGCAGTCCTCACGGACGCAGACCTCACGCGCGCAGTCCTCACGCGCGCAGTCCTCACGCGCGCAGTCCTCACGCGCGCAGTCCTCACGGGCGCAGTCCTCACGCGCGCAGTCCTCACGCGCGCAGTCCTCACGCGCGCAGTCCTCACGCGCGCAGACCTCACGGGCGCAGACCTCACGGGCGCAGACCTCACGCGCGCAGACCTCACGGGCGCAGACCTCACGGGCGCAGTCCTCACGGACGCAGACCTCACGGACGCAGGTAAAATACCTGCGATTGAAAATCTCGATGCCAAGATTATCGAATGCATCGACAACGGCGGCGGACTAGAAATGCTTCGTTGGCATACCTGCGCCACAACACACTGCCGCGCCGGTTGGGCAATCACGTTGGCTGGTAAGGCCGGAGAGAAACTGGAAGATCGTTTTGGCTCGGCCGCTGCTGGCGCGCTCATTTATCACAAATCAACAGGCCGCGTCCCGGATTTCTACGCGTCCAACGAAGAAGCCATGGCCGATATGCGTGAATGCGCTGTGAAACAAACGGCCACTGTGTAATGCACGCAGGCTCGATCGATAACCCGAAGACCGCGGCGCATCGCGTGTACAGCGTGCTGAGGGCGCTCGACGGCGCGTGGATCGGCGGCTGGGATTTGACGCTACGCGCGCGGGCCTCTGGCATGTCGACGCGTGTGTCTGAAGTGCGGCACCAGCTCGCGTGCGACCCGGCGCGCGGCGAGGCCGTAGAGAGCCGACAGGAAGGTGTGAAGTGGTTTTACCGGATTGTGAGGGTGACGAAAGGGCAGCAACTTCTCGCGATGTAGAGATCGCGAACTGGGGAAAAGATGGGGACGGCGAACTGGTCCAAGGACGGAATTGATCTGTATCTCGGGGATTGCCGGGAAATAATCGGCAGCCTGCCTGTTTGCAATGCAGCAATAACGGATCCGCCATACAACTCAATGGATGAGCATGGCGCGCGCGGAAAGACTACACGCTTGGCACAGTTTGGACACAAAACTGGCGGGGGCGTTCATTGGTTCAACACTTTAACTACAGGTGAAATAGTCGACGTTGTCCGTGCAATTCCAATGTTCGACTCGGGCGCTGCATATGTTTTCACGGACTCCAAGACGGCTAGCGACATGTTTCACCTACTACGTCAGCGAAACATCATTGTTTGGGATAAAGGCCGAATCGGGATGGGCTACAACTGGCGTCGCATGCATGAACTGGTCGCGTTTTGTCCTGGAGTAAAACACAAACTTCGGCGAAAAGATTTTGGCGACATACAGCGCGAACCGCCAGTAAAGAACAAAGTGCATCCGACGGAAAAACCTGTCGCGTTGATTGGCCGCTTCATCATCAACAGCACGGACGTCGACCATCTTGTTATTGATCCCTTTATGGGGTCCGGCACTACAGGCGTCGCATGCGTTCTAAATAAAAGGCGCTTTATCGGGATTGAGATTGATCCAAAGTCGTTTGATATTGCCGTCGACAGGATAGAAACGGCATTGCGCGACAACCCTAGAAGTTCCGCTGCTCTTCAGGAGTACATGGCGCTGTGAGCGAGGCCACGAAACCTATCGTCGCGTGTGCGGAGTGTGGCGCGCCGATGAGGCTGCGCGAAGGCCGCTACGGCAAGTTCTGGAGCTGCACGCGCTGGCCGGGATGCACGGGCATACACGGTGCGCACCAGGACAATGGCGCGCCGTTTGGCAAGCCTGCGGACAAGGCCACGCGCAAGGCCCGTATCGCGGCGCACGACGCGTTTGACCAGATATGGAAGAACGGGCACCTGAGCCGCAACTCGGCGTACCGGTGGCTACAGACAAAGCTCGGACTGCCGAAGCACGAGTGCCACATCGGGCTGTTCGACAAAGACATGTGCGCGCGGGTCGTCGAAGAGTGCGCGGTGTACCGGAAGCTGCACGAGAAACTGGACGAAGCGAAAGGAAAGGCGAAGGCATGAGCGAACTATTGATAGAGATTGAACGCCGACGCGAGGAACTTGCCGCGCTGGAACGCGCGCACGAGATCCTTACCGGAACGCGCGCAGTACCCGCGGCCACGTTTAAGGCGTTGCCAGCGCCGTTCGTAATCAATACGCGCAACAGCCGCGCGCCAAAGGGCGAGGACATTCCGCAGTTCACGGTACGCCAGGGCGTAGCGCCTGTGCGACGCCGCGATACGAAACCCTGCACGAAGTGCGGCCAGGCAAAAGGCTGCACGGCGTTTGCGCGCGGATCGGATGTGTGCCGATTGTGCGATGTGGGTTCGCCTATAAAGAAAAACCATGGCGGATCCACAACCGCGACGCTTACGAAGACGTGCGCGCAGTGCGGCGAGGAAAAGAACGTGCGCGCGTTCTGGGGCGGGGGTGACAAGTGCAGGTCGTGCAACGCTCCCGGGCGCTTGAAGCAAACGCCTGAGGGGGGGGTAACGCCGAAACGGCGCGGCCGTCCGCCGAAGGAAAAGCCCACAGAAACACCACGCGCCGAGCCCGACAAAAGCATCGGCGATCTTCCGGCTGGCCGATATCGCAAGTGCACGCAGTGCGACCGCACGTTTCAAGTAACCGCGTTTCCGGATCGCACGAAGAACGTGTGCAAGCACTGCATCGGCGCAGCGGGAGTGCGTGAATGACACACGAACTCAAAAGCTGGCCGGAACAATTTGACGCCGTTTGGGTCGGATTCAAAACTGACGAGATTCGCTTCGATGATCGTGGTTACGACATCGGAGATTTACTCGTGCTGCGCAAGTGGTGTCCTGCGCTGAAGGCATTCGTCGGCGAACCCTGCGGCGTTCAGCGCCGAATTGAAGCGCGCGTCATGCACGTTACGCGTAGTTTCGGACTGAAGGATGGACACGTTGCGCTGTCGCTACATGTGCTGCGTCGCATAGAGGTAAAGATCTGATGGCCGCTAACTCAGGTATCGAATGGACGGAGGCCTCCTGGAATCCGATCGCGGGTTGTACGCGCGTGTCGCCGGGCTGCGTGCATTGCTACGCCGAGGTGATGACAAAACGGCTTGAAGCGATGAGGAAGGCGAAGTACACCGGTTTACTCGACGAGCACGGGCGCTGGAACGGGAAGATCAACTTCGACGAGCACGCGCTGGAACTTCCGTTGCGTACGCGCAAGCCGACGACGTACTTCGTGAACAGCATGAGCGATTTGTTTCACGAGAATGTGCCGGATGATTTTTTACACAAGACGATAGACGTTATGGAAAACGCTCCGCGTCACCGGTTTATCGTCCTTACTAAGCGACCGGAACGCATGCGGGACTTTCTGTGTAATTGGCTCAACAATCCGCTACCCAATGTCATCCTTGGCGTGTCGGCTGAGAACCAGAAATACGCGGACGAGCGAATCCCTGCGTTGCTTGAAACGCCAGCCGCCTGCCGTCTCGTTAGCGCGGAGCCGTTACTCGGTCCGATCTATTTCCATGTCGATTGGCGGATAAAACTGGGATGGATCATCACCGGCGGCGAATCGGGAACTGGTGCGCGGCTATGCGGTTCGCAGTGGATACGTGAAATCGTGTGCGATTGCGCCGAAACGTCCACCCCGTGCTTCGTGAAGCAACTGGGCGCGAATTGCGACATTCGGCTACGCGACCGAAAAGGCGGCGACATGGCGGAATGGCCTAAAGATCTCCGCGTGCGTCAATTCCCCACATTGCTCCAACGCACAGGAGCCGTCTAATGCACCCATGCCCGATTAAAAACTGCACGGTGATGGGCCTCGCGAACACGCTGCTCATGTGTCGCCGGCACTGGCGCTTGGTGACGCCCGAATTGCAAGACCGCGTGATTGCCACGTGGAACCAATACCAGGCGTCGCGCGAGCACAAGGACCTGGCGAAGTACCGCGCTGCGCGTGACGAGGCGCTGGCGGCCGTGGAAGCGGCGATAGAGGCGAAGGCATGACGCATTTTCTTGACGGCCCGGCGAAAGGCGAAATCCTCTACTTGCGGCGCGCGCCGATGTTTTTGCGCGTCACGCGCGATCCCATGTGCAACTTCGACGGACTAGATCAGGTGGACGATACGCCGCAGCCGGAAGAAACGATCTTTGTGTATCGGCGTAAAGGGAATTCGTCGATTGTTCACGTAGATGGCAGAAGAGACGGTAAGCGTTGGAGCGGCTGGTACGAGTTTGGGCAGTACGAGCTTGATCCTGAACAGCCAGCCGAAGCGGTCATGCGCGACAACACGGCATGGCAGAAATGGGCGCAAGAACGCGCTGCATCGTTGACGGAGACAAAATGACCGAGAAGCGCATCCTCCTGAACCTCTACGCCAGTGCGACGACGCCGTTCGATATCGACGACGATCTCGTGACGCAGCGCGTGTCTATCCTTGGGCGCACCGGCTCCGGGAAGACGTATACAGCCGCCGTGCTTGTCGAGGAACTGCTCGGCATCCGCGCGCAGGTCATCGTCATCGATCCGCTTGACGTCTGGTGGGGTGTACGCTCCAGCGCCGACGGGAAGCGTGACGGCTTTCCCGTTGTCATCTTCGGCGGCGATCACGAGGACATACCGCTGCGCGAGGAAGACGCAAAGGCGATTGCGGACGCGATAGTCGATCACGGTTTCTCGTGCGTGCTGTCGATATCGCACCTGTCCATGAATGGGCAGCGGCGCTTTATGACGGACTTCGCCGAACGGCTATTTCCCCGCAAACACGAAACCGCGAAGCGCACGCCGGTCCATATCGTCATCGACGAGGCCGACGCCTTCGCGCCGCAGAAACCGCAACCGGGCGAGCAGCGCATGCTCGGCGCGATACAGGCGCTCGTGCGCCGTGGCCGGTCGCGCGGTATCGGCACGACGCTCATCAGCCAGAGGCCCGCTGTGGTCAGCAAGGACGTGCTCACGCAGACCGAAGTGATGATTGCGCACCAGCTCACAGGACCGCACGACAAGAAAGCTGTGCAAACCTGGGTAGAAGCGCACGACGAGGGCAAACGCGGCACGGAATTCATGCGCAGCATTATCGAACTGGAACGTGGCGAGGCGTGGCTGTGGTCGCCGACGTGGCTGAAGGCCTTCACGCGTATCAAGGTGCGCAAGCGCAAGACGTTTGATTCGAGCTTCACGCCGAAAGCGGGCACTAAACCGAACACCCCCAACACGCTGGCGCAAGTGGACTTGACTGCGCTGAAAGCCAAGTTATCGAACACCATCGCGGAGGCCGCGGCGAACGACCCGGCGAAGCTGAAGGCGCGCATCAAGGAACTGGAAAAGCTTATTCCTGAAGCCGGGAAAATAGTTCAACCGGACGAGGCCGCGATCAATGCGCGTATTTTGGAGGCTGTGCGGGCGGAGTCTCAAGTCGTCGAAAGCGTGGTGAGTCAGCAACTACACCAAATGTTCGTAACAGGTGTGCAGGAAATGCACGCGAGTATCGACGCAATCTACGAGCGGCTCTGGAAGGGGGGAAAAAAGTTATACAAAGTTGATCCAGTAGGCGTGTTGAAGTGGAAGCCATCACCGGCCAAACCTCAAACCGCTGCGCGTGAGACGAAACCGCTTGTCCGCGAGACGAATCGGCCAAAACCCGAACCATCACCCGTCGCCGGTGAACTCGCCAAGGTGTCGCGCGAGATCCTCACGGCCATCCTGCAGCACGCAAACCACAGCGCGACGCGCGTGAAGGTCGCGCACATGGCCGGGTATCCGCCTTCCGGTTCATCGATGCGCGCTGGACTCGCGGAGCTGCGGCGCTTGGGCCTTATCGAAGGCAGCGACGTACTTGCCGCCACAGACGCAGGCGCTGCGACCATCACCGACGTAGCCCCGTTACCCACAGGCATGGCGCTCGCCGATGTGTGGCGACCGAAGCTCGCGAAGGTATCGCGCCAGGTGCTGGACGTACTACTCGCTGCGCACCCGAAGGCGCTCACGAAACAAGAGATCTCGGATGGGTGCGAAACATCGTATCCGGCGCACGGTTCATCCATGCGCGCTGCGCTGGCCGAACTGCGCAAGCTGGAACTGGTAGACGGCCGCGGCGACGAGATACGCGCCAGCGACGTTTTCTTCGAGGACTAATGCGGTACTCCATTTTACAAGGCGACGTGTTTGAAAAGCTGCGCGAGATCGAGACTGAGTCCGTGCAGTGTGTTGTCACTTCCCCGCCGTATTGGGGTCTGCGCGATTACAAGTGCGATGGGCAGATCGGCCTTGAAAAGACGCCGCAAGATTACGTTGCGAAAATGGTCGCTGTGTTCGCCGAGGTGCGTCGCGTGCTGCGTAAGGATGGCACGGTCTGGTTGAACCTTAGGGATTCGTATGCGGGCGGCGGGTGCGGTTGTGATACTCCGAAGCAGCAAACGAATCGCGGCACAAACGGTATGCCAAAGTCGATTGTTCCTGATGGACTCAAACCCAAAGACCTAATCGGTATCCCGTGGCGCGTCGCCTTAGCGCTACAAGCCGATGGCTGGTATCTGCGCAGCGACATCATTTGGGCGAAACCCAACACCATACCGGAGTCCGTGAAGGACAGGCCCACGCGCAGCCACGAGTACATTTTTCTGCTGTCGAAGTCGGCGAAATATTTCTATGACGCAGATGCTATCAAAGAACCTGCCAGCATGCGGACGGATGAGCGTCCATTCGGGAACGCTGGCGGTAATCGACATGGCGACGAAGGGCGGCGATACAACCACAATTCTATTGAAGCGCGCAAGGCGCGCGCATCTGCAAATCTGAAATCGCACCCGACCGCAGAACATAACGGGATCCGCCCCGCATCCGACAAACAGCGCGGACACTCGCGCAAGCACGCCGGATTCAATGACAGATGGGACGCGATACCCAAGGAAGAGCAATGCGCAGGCTATCGCAACAAGCGCGACGTGTGGACAGTCCCGCCCGCGCAATTCCGTGACGCACATTTCGCCACATTCCCGCCGAAGTTAATCGAGCCTTGCATCCTAGCGGGAAGTAAACCGGGTGACGTTGTGCTTGACCCGTTCTACGGATCGGGCACGACGCTGGAAGTTTCGATCCAGCATGGGCGCATCGGGCTTGGGATAGAAATCAATCCCGACTATATCAAGATTGCGCATCGGCGGTTAGAGAACGCCTTACCACTGCTCGCCGTTGGAGGTGACGTATGAACGCAAACCAACTACCCGACGCCGACGACTTCCGCGCGCTGTCCGATGACATGCGCCGTCGCCAGTACGCGAACCGGCTGCCGGAAATGAAGCCGGAGCACGTCGCGAGCGGTTGCGGCCCGGGCGTCGCTGTCACTGAAGACACGCCACAACACGGTGTGCGCAGCGTGCTCATGCGCGAGGTGGCCAAGCTCGATACCGAACTGTGGGTGATGATTTGTAAGGCGCAAATTCACATGCGGCGCACCGCGGAAGACTACGCATCGCTCGGCAGGCTGGCGCAGCAAATCGCGGACCGCGCGCATCTGTTGTCGGGAAAAGTGTGAGGTGAAACCGTTGGCAATCGATCTTTACTGCGGCCTTGGTGGCTGGACCGAAGGACTACTCGCGGAGGGTTATCGCGTCGTCGGTTTCGACATCGAGCGTCACGTATACGGCGACAAGCGATACCCCGCGCAACTCGTCCTGCAAAACGCACTCACGATCCACGGCTCCCAATTCAAAGACGCGCACCTGATAGTCGCAAGCCCCCCGTGCCAAGAGTACAGCTACATGGCTATGCCGTGGTCACTCGCGAAACAGCGGGAACGCGAATACCTGGACGGCACGCGCGACGTGAAGGATTTAACCCGCCTGTTCGACGCGTGCTTTCGGATTCAGCGTGAAGCGTGCGAGGCGGCGGGTAGACACATTCCGATGGTCGTTGAGAACGTCCGCGGCGCGCAGAAGTGGGTCGGGCGCGCCAAGTGGAACTTTGGCAGCTTTTACCTTTGGGGTGACGTGCCTGCGTTGATGCCGAATGCGAAGCGCGGAGCCATGAAGGGCTGCGCCGGCACAGTCAACGGCAGTGGGAATTTTCGCGAGCAGAGTTCATGGGATAGGGGCGCAAAAGTCCCCGGCTTTCGCTTCGATGGCAGCGGGCGATCTTTTCAGAGTGCGAGCGTTGAGGGTGTGAAATCGCCAGAAGGTTACGAGCGCGATCATCCAAACGCATTCGGATGGAAGAAGCCGAACATAAACAGCAAATCATCCGCACGCAAAGCCGCCAGCGCGCAGATCGCGAAAATACCGCTGGTGCTGGCGCGTCATATTGCGAGCGTGTACCGGGCCGAGTGTAACTGAGTTTCAAGGGGCATCGTGGCGAAAAGCTCACTCATAGGCGATCAGAAATTCCAACTGCTCGTACACCGACTCGGGATTCCAAAGGCGCATGTCTTGGGTCACCTCGAGCTGATGTGGCAGACCGCGTATTCGTCGTTCAGTCCGATACTCCGCACGCGGGAAGCGATCGAGATCACGGCGGGCTGGTGTGGGACGGAAGGCGTGTTCGCCGAGGCAGTACTAAACCCCGCTCACAACTTCGTGGACGCGCGCGACGATGGTCAATTTGAGATACACGATTTTTGGGAACATGCACCGGACTTTGTAAAGAAACGCTACATGCGCCAGCTTGAGCGTAAACAGCAACTTATAAAGCGGCGTTCCGTAAGAACCTACAGCGGCGGACAAAATCCGACAATGGCGGACAATGGCGGACAATGTCTGCCTACCGAACCGAACCCAACCCAACCGAACCCAACCCAAGCTATTAAAGCCGATCCCCCCGATCCCCCCGCGCCGATACCCGCACCAAAACCGGCATCGGAGAATCGGCCATCGGCTCAGTTACCCGAACCTCAAAAGCCGAAACCAAAGCCGCAGCCGCAGACCAGCACGCACGAAGACCCCGTAGAAATCGCCGTCAGCCGCTTGCTCGAATTCGAGACGGAGCGCAACCGCGGGCCGAGCGTGGCGCTGATGTGGCGAATGCGTGTGCGGGCAATGGCACGCCTTCCAGACGGCCTATTCGCCGTGAGCAAGATGTGTGACGAGTGCGAGACGCGCAGAAACCCGCGCGCCGCGGAAACCAAGGGCTACAGCAAGGAAACGATACGGGACGAACCGGCATGGTTGAATCAACAAACATCGCAATGGCTGAAAGACCATCAACCCGCCACCGCGAGATCCGCATCGTGATACCCGGCGAGCCCGTACCGCTGGAGCGTCATCGCAGCCGCATCGTGAAAACGCGCCATCGCGACTACATCCAGCAGTACGAAACCGACTGGATGAAGGACATCAAAGCGTACGTGCAACAGCACGCGTGCCTTGCGATGCGCAGGCTGGGCGATTTGTCGCCGATGGAAGGCCCGCTGCACGTGACGCTGTACTTCGGCATGACGAAACCGAAGGGACGCGACCGCGCGAGACCATTACCGGATTCGCGGCCGGATTTCGACAACCTCACGAAGCTCGTGCTGGACGCGCTGAACAACCTCGCGTGGCACGACGACGCGCAGATCACCGATTGCATCGTGAAGAAACGCTACGACGTGACGCCACGGACCGAAATCGTGGCGAGACCTCTAACGGCGGTGGAAGCCGCAAACTGAAAGGAACCGACATGAAGGGTGCAGAACTTGTGGACGCAGTAATCGACCGTATTCAGGGGCGTGAAGAACTCGCGATCCGCCAGGACGACATCAGGAAAGTTGTGCAGGCGACACGCGACGAATTGGAGCTGCCGTACGGTACATCGCTCCTGCGCGTGACCGGCGAGAAAACCGAGGACTGGGCCGTAAAGGGCGACAAGATCAAGCTCACGGTCGAGTGCGACAAAAATGACGCAACGCTGCTCGCGCTGTCGCACATGAGCGGCGGCATCGTCATCTTCGGTGTGAACGAAAACGCGGAGCCGACCGATATCGAAGCGCTGGCCGAGCAAAACGAAGACGGCGACGGTGATGACGCGGGCGATGGTGGCCAGGAAGAAATCACCGATGGCGCTGGCGACGACTCCGGCGACGATGGCAGCGGTATCGAACGCCCGACGCGCAAGCCGCGCAAGTTGGCCGGCCGCGTGAAGAAACGCAGCGCGCGGTAGTCGTGAGGCCCGAACCTGCAAAGTTCCCGTCGAAGGCATACCGGGCGGCGTACCGTAAAGGCCGCGCCGCCCGGGTACTGAACCACGGGATTGACAAATGCCCGTATCGCAGCGACCAGAGCTGGTCGAAGAACTTCCGCGTATGGTGGCACAGAGGCTGGCGCGATGCCGGGTGAACATGACAAAAAGGGAGGAGCTGAGAATGAGTGAAGTCGATGACATGAACCGTCTGCGCGTTCAGGCAGAGCGCGAATTGCACGAAGTAAGAGACGAGCGCGATCAGTTCAAGCGAGATTACGAAAACGCCTGCTCGACGATTGAGCTTATACACTTTTCCGCAACGGGCCGCAGGGGTGAGGCACCAAAGCGCGGCGTTGTCGAGGATGTTGCCGATATGAAAGCCAAATGCGATGCGTTGGATAAAGCCGCCGAAATGCTCTGGGCGGTACTCGCGAATGTCAGCGGCGGCGATTGGACGAAGCAAACACAGGAATGGCAGGACGCGGCGGCGAAATGGCGCGACAACTACTTCGCCACGATTCGCACACCAGGGGCTGAAGTTATTGTAACGCAATAAGTAGCGAGCGCCTGAAGTCAGCCGATGGAATAAACTCTTGTCATGGCAAATAGAACAAAAGCGACAGCAGAAAAGAAAGCCGCGTTCCTGCACGCGTTGCGCGACCTTGGCGGTAACGTCGGGCGCGCAGCCAAGCGCGTGCGGGTGAACCGTGGCACCTTCTACGCGCACAGGCTGGAGGACGCGGACTTCGCCCAGGCGTGGGACAAGGCCATCGCCGATAGCGAATCGATTCTCGAAGACGAGGCGCTGCGCCGTGCGGTAGACGGCACGTTAAAACCTGTTTACCAAGGCGGCAAGCGTGTGGGCACCGTGCGCGAGTATTCGGACACGCTGCTCATCTTCATGCTGAAAGCGCGCAACCCGAAGCGGTACCGCGAATCGATGAAGCACGAAATGAGCGGGCCGGACGGCGGGCCGATACAAACGCAGGGCACGCACGCCATCGACCTAACCAAGTGCAGCGAAGACGAGCTGCGGCTGTTGCAGGGCATCGCCGCACGGCACGAGGACACCACACCCGGCGCATGATCACGGCAGAACCACCGAGTATCCGCATACCCACCGGCGAGGCGATCCAACAGGAGCTTGCGCGCCGGAGCCTGTACTACTTCGCCGATTACATGATGTGGGACGACATCGCGGGGCGATCCACCTTCGTGCACGGTAAGCACGTCCGCGAGATATGCGGTGCGCTGGAGGAAGTCGAGCGCGGCGAGATTGACCGGCTGATGATCTTCGCGCCGCCGCGCCACATGAAAAGCCTGTCCACCTCGCAGCTCGCGCCCGCATGGTTTCTCGGCAAGGACCCGCGCCGGCGCATCGTGCAGACCGGGTATGGCGATGCGATTGCCGTGGAACACTCGCGCAAGTGCCGCGATTACTTCCTGAGCCGACGCTTCAATGCGCTGTTTCCGGAGGCGCGGTATCAGGCGACACGCGAGACGCAATCATGGCTGGCACCGCCGAAACAGTCCGCGCACGAATGGGGCACGACGCAGGGCGGCGGGTTTCGCGCGGTAGGTATCGGGGGCGCGCTGACCGGGTACGGCGCGGACATTCTCAATATCGACGACCCGATCAAGAACCGCAAGGACGCGGACTCGAAGACGTACCGAGACAACGCGTGGAACTGGTACCGCTCCGTGGCGCGTACACGCCTCACGCCGAACGGCGCCATCGTGCTCACAACCACGCGCTGGCACCGAGACGACCTTGCGGGCCGGTTACTGAAAGAGATGCGTGAAGGCGGCGAGCAATGGAAGGTGCTGGAATTTAAGGCCATAACCCAAGACAAAGACGAGCCGGACGAAAGGAAACGGTATCACGCGCTGTGGCCGGAGTTCTGGCCGCTCGAAAAGTTGCGCGCGCTGGAACGGGGTATCGGCCCGCGCGAGTGGGAAGCGCTTTACCAGCAGAACCCGACCGAGGAAGGCGGCACGATCTTCAAGCGGGAATGGTGGACGGGGAAGAACCGCTACAAGCAACCCATGTTCACCCACTCGAATGTAGGGCGAATCCTCTCGTGGGATACCGCGGAGAAGATTGGCGAGGACAATGCCTACTCGGCATGCGGCGCGTACGAGCTGTCGCCCGCGTACAAAATGGGTATCACGGACCTATGGCGCGACAAGGTGGAATTCCCGGGCCTCGTGAAGCAAGCGATCGACATGGCGACAAAGCACAACCGGGACGGCAAGCTGCGCGCGATTGTCATCGAAGAGAAGTCGAGCGGCACAGCATTGATACAAACGCTTCAACAGCAGGCACCGGAATGGATCCGCAAGATCGTGCACGCCGCGCCGAAGACCGAAGGGAAAGTGCTCCGCGCGCACACGACGTCCACGTATTGCCATCTCGACGCTGTGTTCTTTCCGGAGCCGAGCGAAGCGGTGATGTGGCTGGGGCCCTTCGAAGACGAGTTGTATAGTTTCCCTGGTTCGGTCTTCAAAGACCAAGTGGACCAGTTTACGCAGGCGATCTGGTATTGGGAAAACTACCTGGCGTCGGGACTCGGCATCCAGGTGATGCACTGAAGAAGCGAAATAGCGAATAGCGAGGAAGTGAGGGACTGCGATGCTTTTATCACGTATCACGCGCGCGCTCGCTGGGATGATCGGCGGCAACGCGCAACGGCCCAGCGAAATGAGCGAGTACCAGCTTGTCGAGATGCTGGAATCGTACTACTTCGGCAACGGCGTGTATCTGAAGCTGTGCCAGGCGCTGCGCGAACAGGGCTTGTGGTCGCCGAGCATGAAGGATCTCCGCAACCCCGTGCATAGCGCGGTCGAGTTCTACGCGATGACGCTCTGGCCGGGGCCATTGCCCGCCGCGCTGCCGATCGACGCGCAGAAACCGGCCATCGTGCCGCTGATCCAGCAGATACACACGTGGTCGAACTTCGGCACCAAGAAGCAACTGTGTGCGCGGCAGTTTGCGCTGACCGGCGACATGTTCCTGAAAGTGGAAATGAGCACGGACCGTAAGCGCGTGTATATCAAGCCGGTCTCGGGCAAGTGCATCACCGATTTCGATACGGACGAGCGCGGCTACATCACCTGGCTGCGCTACGAATGCGCGAAGGTGCGCCGGAACGCGGAGGGCGAGGCCTCGACTTACATGCACACGGAGATATGGCGCAAGGACGCGGCGACCGGCCACGTCGTCTATGACCTGTACGAGCACGACAAGGGCCAAGGCGCGAGCACCACGCAAATGGGCGCGCCCGTGAAAAGCCTCGACATCACCCAGGACGCAGTAGACATCAACTTCCTGCCGTGGGTGCACGCGCCGTTCAAAGACATCGACGACAAACGCGGGATGCCGCTGGTGTGGCCGGTGCTGTCGAAGATTGACGAGGTGAACCAGAAGACGACGCGTCTCTCCGAAATGCTGTTCCTGTGGAACAAGGCGTATATGTTCCTGAGCGCGAACGCGACGGACGCGAACGGCCGCCCGATGCCGGCGCCGGGCTTGAACCTGCAAGGCACGCGGAAAGAAGTGACCGATCGCCTTGCCTTTGGCGACATGGAACTGTACGCGTTGCCCGGTAACGCCACGCTGCAATTTGCTGTGCCGAACATCAATTGGCAAGCGCACATGGACGCGATCAAAGGCGACCTCGAAGAGATTGAGCGCGACATGCCGGAGATCGCGTATTACAACGTCATCAAAGATTCGGGATTATCGGGCCGCGCGTTGCAACTGAAGATGGGGCCCGTCATCCAGCGGGTGATCGAGGCGCGCGGCAACGCGGAAACGGCGCTGGTGCGCGCGCACGAAATGGCGCTGACGATAGGCCAGTTGATCGGCATACCCGAATTTAAGAGCATTGGCACGTACGAGGCCGGCGACTTCGCGCACCGTATCAAGACGCGGGACGTGATACCGATGAGCGATGCGGACCGCGCAGACTTGACGAAGGTGTACAAGGACATGGGCGTGCCGCTCGACCAGGCGCTGGTGCGGTATTCGAACTGGACGCAGGAAGATGCGAACGCGGCGCTAAACGATTCGGCGACGCAACTCACGAACGAACAGGCCGTCCAAGCGCAGGAAGCCGCCGTCGCGCGGGCCACGCAACAGATCGTGCCGATGGTGGAACGCGCGCTGACCGTCATCCAGGACGGCGCGATAGAAAAACTGGTGAGCTCCGGCGCGATCGATGCGCTGGTGAAAGCGAAGGCTGCGGCCGGAAACGGGAAAACAGAAGCGAAGGTGTAGGTATGTGGTCTAAGTTGCGTTGGTTGTTTTTTGGCAAGGCGTTCGAGTCTTATCGCGCCATGCTGGTTGGCTTTTATTACTACATCGTCAAGAGACACGAAACTGAGATATGCCAGAGATGCGGGCATCCCGTGTACGTCGTTTATTGGGTTGACGATCAAGCGCTATGGAACTCTGTCATGGGACACGATGGCGGCGTCTTGTGTCCACGATGTTTCGATGATGCCGTTTGGTCAAAGAACCACGGCGTTCGCTGGATAGTAGTTCCATTTGAATCGCCACGAACATTGGAAGGGACAAAATTATGCGAGTGACGACGTTCGCGCGGCTGGTGTCGCGCAAGGAAGGCGGACGCGTGAACCTGACCATTGCGCAGATCTGCGAAGTGCTGCGCGTGGTGAACGGGCTGACGTGCGGGCTGTTGTACACGGCGATCCGCTTGATGCCTGAGCCGCGATAGACGCATGAAGTGGGACGGCCAAAATCCGACAAACAAAGAAGGCTGGCTCGTCGCGAAATGCCGGTGTGATGTTTGCGGCCACGAGTCCGTGGATGTGTTTCCGGTAGAAGCCGATCCGGCTGAACTCGGCACAGGCCTTGAGTGTTCTGGATGTGGAGGCATGTGCTCATTTCCTTACGAATATATTCCGCCCGAAATGAGCAATGAGGAAATAAACGTGATGCGTGGCGATAAAGAACTGAATCTGCACAGATGGCCTAAAAACGTCGATGAGTTTATAGAAGGACTCAGTAAGAACTAATGGCTGTACTCACGCCAGACGACGCGCGCGATGCGCTGGGCTTTCCGAACCTGCCGCCTGAGCTGGCCGCGTGGATCAACTACATGGTGAACCAGGCCGAGGTGTTGGCCGATGCGTTGACCGACGCGATCTACGAGCAGACGAAAGCGGCCGTCGAGCAACCGCGCGATCCCGCTGCGCTCAAAGCTGCGGAAAAGATGTGGCGCGACGATGCGCGCAAACGTGCCGAGACGTTGGCGACCGGCATGAGCCAAGCGCAACTGAAGGCTATCGGCAAGACTATCGCAGACGGGCTTGAGCAGGGCCTCGGGCCGAAGGACATCGCGCGCAACCTCGACGCGGTGAAAGGCCTCGACGCGCAGCGGGCCGAGCAGTACTTGAAGATGGAGCGATACCTCGACGACAGCGATCTGTCCTCTGAGGAAATCGAGCGCAAGCTGGAAAAGTATTTCCAAGATTTGCTGCGCGAGCGCAAGGAAACGATCGCGCGCACCGAGGCGCGGGAAGCCACCGCAGAGGCGGCACTGCAAAAGAACCGCGATCGCGGCGCGCGCTTCAAGGTGTGGATTACGGCGGGCGACGATCGCGTATCGGACGAGTGCCAGGAGAACGAAGCGGAAGGGCCGATACCGATTGACGACGAGTTCCCGGGTGGCGTCGACAGGCCGCCGCAACATCCGAACTGCAGATGCACTTGCTCGTACATCACGAGCGACGAGCAGCTTGAACGCGCGGAAGCACGCGCCAAGGACCGCGCAGCGAAGACGGCCGCGGCGAAAGAGGGGGACGACGCGTAAATGCGGTGCGTAACGTGTGGACACAAACGCTCGAACATCATCAAGACGCAACACGTCAAACGGGGCGATGGCGAGTACATCCGACGTCGCCGGGAATGTGACGAATGCGGCGAGCGATGGACCACTTACGAACACTGCGAAGACGATGACGCGGAGTTCCCATTGCTTGCTGCGGAAGTATCACGCGATTTGCACTCGATTGCGGAAAAGTTACTCACCAAAACGGGCTGATGTCTGATAGACACGGTGCACCCGTATACCCGAAAAAATAATTACGGGCTAATAGACTACTTTCCACGATTTCACACCTCACACTTGCGCTCGTAACGCGGTTTGCACCGCATCGGGCGCGATGCCCGGCGCGAGGCGTGATGCCAGCGACCCACCTAACGAGAGAGATTCTCGCATGCGACTGTTCCAAGCCCAGTTGAATCGACGGATGTTTTTCCTTGCGCCTGACGATAACGGCGGAGGCGGCACACCTGACCCTGGCAAGAAGCCGGACGAAGGCACGCCACCTGAGCCGGATTCGCTCGAAGCGTTCCTGAAAGACAAGCCCGAAGCCGATCGCGCACTGCTCAAAAAGCTATTCGAGAAGGAAGCGGGCGGACTGAAATCCGCACTCGACAAAGAGCGTGAAGCTCGCGACGCGGCGGAAAAGGACAAGAAGCGCATCGAGAAGGAACGGGCGAAAGCCGCTGAGGACAAGCTCGCACAGGACAAACAGTTCGAAGACCTGGCCAAGCAACGCGAGACGCGCATCGCCGAGATCGAGCCGCAGATCGAAACGCTCACCAAGGCGTTAGACGCGGCAAAGGCCGAGGCGAAGGCGGCGACGGACAAAGTTGCTGAGCTGGTCGAGCAACAGATGAAAGTCTTGAAGCTCGACGAGGCGGTCACCGAACTGCTGAACGGGAAAAGCGCTGTCGAGAAACTGGACTGGATCGTGAAGCACGCCGAGAAGCTCGGCAAGTCGGCTGGCGTGTTGCCGGTGACGCCGAAGGGCGACACGGACGCCGCGAAGATTTCCGACGAAGAGGCAAAGAAACTCACTGCCCGTACCTGGTAACGCGGGGCGCGGCGAGAAGGAGGCCAAATGGCCACACTGACCGTAACTGCCGCGCGCGTCGCGCTTGTCGAACAAATCGAAAAATTCTCGGGACCCGCCGCGGAAGCAATCACCGCAGGCCAATATGTCCGCTACAACACCACGAGCGGAAAAATCGAACTCGGCAACGGCACAACCACCGCCGAGAACCGCGCTGGCGGTATCGCGCTGAACAGCGCCGCGGCCGGAGAAACTGTCACCGCAGTCCGCAAGGGCATTGTCGATCTCGGCGATGCGCTGGGCGATCTCACCTTTGACGATGACGTGTTCCTCTCTGACACGGACGGCGTACTCGCGGATGCCGCTGGCACGCAATCGCTGATTGTCGGAACAGTCGTACCTATCTGGGGCCACACCACGGCAGACAAAGCGCTGCGCGTAGACCTGTAAAAACGAGCGGAACGCTCTAAGGAGATTTTTACACCATGGCAGCGAACACTCTCGCTTACGGTTTCGTGCAGCTTCGGCACCTGGGCGCGCAGCGCATCACCACGCTCGGCGCCGGCACAATTTGGGACGCAATCCAGAAGAGCGCCGCGGAACACTCGCGGATGCTCAACGAGATTTTGTCTTCATTCTGTATGCGCACCACGCTTTACACCGAGCGCATGTATACGCCGGGCAGCGGCACGCTCCAGCCGATCGATGGTATGGGCAACCCGAAGGTTGTACGCGAAAGCGGCAGCTATGACGTGGCCTACCCGATCTACGGCGGCGGCACGGCGTTTGGTGTAGACCGCATCACCAAAGAACTGATGACCGTGGACGAAGCAAATCGGCTCACGCTTGCCGCGTTGCAACGTGACGCGGACTGGATGAAGCGCCACATTCTCGCGGCAATCCTCGACAACTCGACGGCGAGCTATACGGACCCCGAGAAAGGCACGCTCACGATTCAGCCGCTTGCGATCACGAGCGACGGCGTGACGTATCTGCGCACGGGCGGTACCACGGCAACCGACGAGCACTACTTTGCGCAGGCAAACACGATCAGCGACACCGACAATCCGTTCGACGACATCTACACCGAACTGACCGAGCACCCCGGCAACGGCAACACCATCGTGTGCTACGTGCCGACGAACCTGAAGGCGTCCATCGAGGCGCTGACGAACTTCATTGAAGTCACCGATCCGGACATCCTCGTAGGTGTGGCATCAGACCGCATCCAGGCGAGCGTTGATGCGCTGAACAGCATTCGCGGCTTCGGCGATGAAGTGCTTGGTAAGGTCAACAAGGTTTGGATCGTCGAGTTAAAGGCACTGCCGGACAACTACATGATCGCGCACGCGGTGGACGCGGGCCCGGTACTGGCGATGCGTGAATATCCTGCCGCCGCGCTGCAAGGTTTCTACCCTGAAAACCACAGCCCGGACGGCAACCTGCAAGAAACGCGCATGCTGCGCTTCTGCGGTTTTGGTGTTCGCAATCGCGTCGCCGCGGTGGCCGCGCGTATCGGCAACGGCACGTACGCGACACCGACCGGCTACTCGACACCGCTGCCTTTGTAGACAGCCCCTCTGAAGTGAATTAACGGGCGGGGGCGAAAGCCTCCGCCCTTCTTACAGGAGACATGCCACATGAACCGATTCATCCGCGCGACGGCCGCAACGCTGGTGCTTGTCGCCTTCTCGCTTCTCGTCATTTCGCAGGCGCGCCAGCAGTTCACGTGGATCAACACGAAGAAACTGAGCTTGAACGATGTGCAGGTGACGGCGAGCGCTGCCGAGATCAACATTACGGACGGCGTGACGGCGACGGCGACGGAACTGAATCAGGTCGCCGATTCGTCTGACCGCATCGTGGGCGCTACAGCCGCGACACTGACCGTCACTGAGGCGCTGCACAATCATAAAACGATCGTGCTGGACCGTGCCGGCGGTATTACTGTGACGCTGCCCACAGCGGCGGCAGGCCTCAAGTTCAAGTTCGTCGTGAAGACCACGTTTACCGGCGCGGCGACCATTAAGAGCGTAACCGGCGCGGACGTTATGGTCGGCCATGCGCAGATGGGCAATAACACCGACAACGCGACAGTGCTATGGCAGGCGCTTGCGTCTGGAACACTGGACACGATCGATCTGCTCGGCACGTCGAACAGTACCGGCGGTATCGAAGGCCAGATCATCACCATTGAAGGTCTCGCCGCGAACCTCTGGTACGTGGAAATCATCGGCGACGCGGCCGGCACTGAAGCCACGCCGTTTGCCAACACCGTCACGTAAACCGCACGCAACCGCAAAAGGTGCAGACATGAAACTTTCCGTCATCGCAAAGAAGAGTGCACTTGCCCGCGGCGGCATCGTGGCGAGCTGCGAGCGCATCCTCTCCGAACTAAAGGTGGAGATCGACCCGGCCATCCTGAAGGAACTGCGCAGCCCGCGTGGTAAAGGCCCGACGAAGATCGCGAACGAACTGAACGCCATGCAGCGATTCGTGGGCGCGGTGGAAATCGCGCTGTGCGGTCCTGTGCCGATGCCCGCGCCTGAGCCTCCCGTGGGCGGCGAGGACATCGTGGACATCGGCGACGATGACACCGAGCCGATATTGCCGGGCGAGATCGACGAGCAGCTTCTCGATGATGCGCCGGAGACCATCGAAGAGCCTGCCCAGGACACGCCCGCGGACGATGCGCCGGCGCGGAAGAAAAAGAAATAGCAATGGCGCTACCTGCCTCATATACCGAAGCCACGTTGAAATCGTTCATTCACGCGGAGCTTGGCACGCATGCCTCGTACCTCGAATGGACGGTGGACGGCGGCAGCTACGACGAGATTGTCAACGATGCGCTGGGCATGTATGGCGCGTCGGACATCGCGACCATCACTGGCGCTTCGAACATCCAGAAGCTGCGCACGATCGCGCGGCTCTGCGCGTACCGCAAGGTGATGGACCAGTACGCGGCGAAATTCGACTTCAGCGCGGACGGTAACAGCATCCAGCATTCGCAACTGCACGCGATGGCAAAGGCCACTGTAGCGCGGCTCGAAAGCGAGGCGGCGCCGTGGTTGCCGGAATACGCGGTCAACGTGCAGCGCATCGATCATCCGCACAACCCGTACAACTCGATTGACTACGACGACAGGGCGCTCTAATGAGTGCCGTGTCGACAGCGCAGATGGCCAGCATGCGCGCGGGCTTCGAAGCCACCATGCACGACATGGGCATCGTGTGTCCGTACACCGGCACGACGACGGCAACAAGCCCGGAGCCGAACAATCCGGTGTCGTGGGATTACACGGGAACTGCCATCACCATGGGCCTCGAGATGGACAGCCGCGCGAAGTATCCGGGATCTATGGTGCCGGCCGACGCGGAAGGGCGTATCCGCCTGCCGCACGGCACGGCGATCGACCAACGCGCGCGCATACGCGTGACAGAGCGCAACGGCGCGGAGCTATCGCCAGCGTGGGAATTTGAAGTGCTGGGCCTGCCACGCGCGGGCATGACGGGTATACAGGTTTGGGTGAAACGCGTCTACGGCAACGTGGCGCAGTAAGGGGATAAGAAATGGCCTATACCGCACTGACCGTCGCGAACCCTGGCGAATCCGGCGCAATGGTCGCTATGGCGAATGCCGACACTTCCAACGGAAACAAGTTCGCGAACGACGGCAAGACCATGCTGGAAATTTTCAACAACGGCTCGACCGGCTCGCTGACTGTGACGATCGCGACCGGGGGCACGAAGGGCGGCAAAGCGCTGGCCGACGATACACACGTACTGACCACGACCCAGCGCAAACGCGTGGGGCCGTTCCGCCCGGACGTGTACAACGTCGAATCGGGCACGGACGCGGGCTGCGTGCTCGTAACCGTTACCGGCACTGGCGCCGCAGACTTGGATCTCGAAGCGTTCCGCTGTGGCGGGTAAAGGCGCGGTAGAGCTGCGCGACAACTCGGCCGCGGTACTGAAACAGATCGGCGACTTGACCGAAGGACGGCTTCGCGACCTTGCCGAAGAAATGACGGACGTAGCAAAGACAAATTGCCCAGTGGACACCGGAAACCTTCGCGACTCGATCGAATGGGATGCGCAGGAAATGAGCACGGAAAAGAAGACAGTGACGATTTACACGCAGACCGGCTACGGCGGATGGGTCGAACTCGGCACATCGCGCCAGGCCGCGCAGCCGTTTCTCGCACCGGCGTTTAAGCAGGCATTTAACACGATCGTCGAAAACGGCGGAAAGATGGACTAATGAATTACGGTCGCTTTCAGTGCGTTCGCAGTAGCGAGCCGCACTTGTCGCGAAAAGCGGCCTTCGAAGCGAAGGGCCTGAGATGTGGTCGATCTTGAACAACTCATATTTGAGCGCGCGACAGAAGACGCCGCTGCGAACAGCGTGCTCTACGGGCTTATCGCTACGCGGTGTTGGTCGCCTGTGGCAGCGGAAGGCTGGCAGAACGATAACAACGAAGCGGCCGTCATCTTCGGGATACCGGACGAGTCGCGGCACTTCACCGCGGCAACGGTCCGCGCGCTGGTCGACGTCAAGTGCTATGGCGGGACGGCGTACTACCGCGATTGCCGCGCAGTGTATCGCGCGTTCTCGGATCGGTTTCACGGGAACTGCGGAAAAGCGCATGCGGCCGGAACGATGCTCGTGTGCCAGCAGGTAACCGCCGCGAAGAACATCGAGGAACCGGGTACGCGATACCCGGTGACGATAGCGAAATTTGAGATACGCGCCGAATAGGCGATTTGGAGGATTTACGTCATGGCATCCACTGGAACCATTCGCAAGATCGTATTCGCGCCTGCCTCGGAAGTGGCAAAGCCCACGTTACCGGCGCTCGGATCGAACATTGATTGGGATGCCATCGTCGCGACGTGGCCGTATGTGCTCGGCAAACTTGAAGATGGCGACCTCGGCGATCTCGACGAAGACACGATCGAGATAACGCCGCGCCACGAATCGATCCTCATCGACCCGCCGCTCGCGCAAAATACCGAAGACGAGATTATTTTCAAGAACGGCATAGAGCTAGTGACCTTCACGGTCTACAGCTTCAACAATAACCTGCTTGGGCTGTCTAGCACGGCGTCACACGCTTCGGGCGTGGTCGAGGAAGGCCTCACGATTACGCACCGCACGATGGTGATCGAAGTGACGGGCATCGGCATTCACTACTTCCCGAAGGTCCGCGTAAAGGTCGCGGGTATGCCGGGGGGCGTGAAAGAACTTTCGAAGATCAACTTCGAGTGCCCGGTCCGTAAGACGACGTCGATCCCGAGCGGGTATCAGTTCAAGGCGTTCGGCACGTAATACATCGCTTTCGGTACGTTCGCAGTAGCGAGCCGTACCTGTCGCTCAATACACGGCCGCGATAACGGTCTCAGAGGTGCATCTGATGGATAACGGTTCAGACCATGCGGTGATCCTTGGCGACAAGGTCACCGTTACGCTTGGTGGCAAACAGTTCGTGTTCTCGGAGCCTGTCATTCGCAAGGCGCGCATGATGCACGCGGACGCGGTGGCACTCACCTCGCCAGTCATCCTTCGCCTGCCCGAACGATTCCGCAAAGAGCTACAGGAAACTGGGCGTATCGATTCCTTGAACGATTTGGAAGGCGCGGCGAAGAGCGGCGAGATCTCACTCGACACCTTACTCGCGCTGCAACGTGACGCCACGCGCATCACGGAAGGGCGCATCAAGTTCCTGGAAGACTTTGTGCCCGGGCTCGCCGATGCAAAAGCTGGCGACACAGCGACCGACGCGGAAGTTATCGCGGCGTTTACGGCCGTCATGCAGCTTGCGAACCGGGTCTACCAACCCGCAAAAAAAAACGAGATGAACGCCGGAACGAACCCGATGAGCACTACGAAAGCAGACTCTACGAATTAGTGATGGCCGAGTGGGGCATCCCATTCGATTACATCGAGACGCACTGGACCACACGGCAACTGCACATGCACGCGGCGCGGCTCGCTGAACGACGCGATCGAGAGACACCGAAACCGGCGCGCGGCAGTCGCAGCGGAAACAGCGGCCGTAGCTCGGGCCGATCGATGAAGTACAAAGATTATTTGCGCGATCACATGGGAATTACGTGAGAAACGCTCACGGTACGTTTGCGACTACGCAATCCGTACCTGCCGCGAAGAACGATAAATAGGAATTTATCTCAGTGCCTATTGAAGCTGGCGACGCTATTTGGCGGATTATCGGCGACCTTGCGCCGTTGAAGGACAGCCTCGCCGGCGCAAGCGATCTCGTGAAGTCCACCATGGACGGTTTCCTGGGGCACGCCACGCAGATCGGCGCGGCATTCACTATCGTCGGCGGCGCTATAACTGCATCGCTCGGCGGCGCTGTCAACGCGGCCATGGATTACGGCGGCGCGATTCAGGACGCCAGCGACCGCACAAGCATCGCTACCGAAACTATTCAGCAACTCAAGTTTGCGGGCGAGCAGTCCGCGGTAGGCTTCGATTTGCTCGAGGCCTCGATCGTAAAAATGACGCGCGGTCTGGTGGAAGCCGCGGCAACGGGCGAAGGCCCGATGGTTGATGCGCTGAAAGCAATCGGCCTCACTACACAGCAACTCCAAGGCCTCGCGCCAGACCAGCAATTCCTACGTATCGCGGATTCATTGTCGCGCGTGACGGATCCCGCGCAACGCACTGCCCTTGCAATTGAACTGTTTGGCAAAAGCGGCGCGCAACTGTTGCCGCTCCTAAACCAAGGCGGCGCGGGTATAGAAGCGCTCATGCAAAAGGCAACGGAGCTCGGCATCGTGCTGAGTGGCGACGCGGTGGCGCAGGCTGAGGCCTACGGCGATCAATGGGACGCGATGAAGTTGCAGTTCCAAGCCATCGTCATCCAGATCGGTTCCGCACTTATCCCCGCACTTATGGAAATGATGCCCGCTATACAGGCGACCATCGCGCGCGTGATTCAGTGGATCCAAACAAACCCCGAGCTTGTGACGTCGATCGTCACTGTCGTCGGAATTATTGGCGCAGTCATGGCCGTGCTCGGACCGCTGCTCGTGATGTTGCCGGGCATCATCGCGGCGTTTGCCGCTGTCGGCCCTGTGGTCGCCGCTGTGGGCGCTGTGCTGGCTGCGCTGATGGGGCCCGTGGGCATCGTCATTGCGGGCGTCGGCCTTGTCATCGCTATTGGCTACGCGCTCTACAGCGAATGGGACAACATCGTGAAGCTGATGAAGGAACTGTGGAGCGGCTTCAAGAGTATTCTCGAAACCGTGTGGAATGGAATCATCTCGTTCCTTGAAACCGCTGCAGGGCTTGCGCTGGCACCGTTTTTGAATTTCATCGAACTTGCGCAGGTTGGTTGGGAAGGCTTGATGGCCACGATCGACGTTGTGGTCGGCGCGTTCGAATCGGCCTGGGACGCTATCGTCGGCGGCTTCGAATGGGTGGGCAACCAACTCGCCGGGCTGTGGGACTGGATAA